TATTGGTACTCCAAAAGGTAGAAATCATTTTTTTAAATTATTTCAAGAAGCTGAGAAGAATGACACTTGGTATGCTGGTTTATTTAAAGCTAGTGAAACTAACATATTAGATCCTGATGAATTAGAAGCTGCAAAGCAAATGATGTCAGACGATCTGTATGAACAAGAATTTGAGTGTTCTTTCCAAGCTGCCATAACAGGTTCTTATTATGGTGCTTTAATAGAGCTGTTAGAGTCTAAGGGACGTATTACAGACAATCTGTATGATGACAACCTTGATGTAGAAACATGGTGGGATTTGGGCTTAAATGACTCCACAGCAATATGGTTTGTCCAGAAGTATAAAGGTGAGATCAGATTAATAGATTATTATGAAAATGCAGGTGAGGGTTTAGATCACTATGTAGATGTCCTTAATAGAAAAGATTATGAGTATTCAAAGCATATAGCTCCCCATGATATCAAAGTAAGGGAGATTGGCAATTTTGGTAAATCAAGATTGGAGAGTGCTTTAGAATTAGGTATTGCTTTTGATGTAGCACCAAAACTATCTATTGAAGATGGTATTGAAGCTGTCAGAAAATCAATTCCTAATTGTTGGTTTGACAAGAATAACTGTCAAAAAGGAATAGAGAATTTAAAGGCTTATCAAAAAAGATGGGACGACAAGAACCAATGTTTTAGAAATAAACCCATGCACAATTTTGCGTCACATGGAGCTGACAGCTTTAGAACAGGCATAGTAGGTGAGGGTGTAGAAATTAGTAACTGGAAAGAATCAATACCAGTAGAAACAAATTATATAGTTTAATATGGCAAATAAAGTAACAGATTTAGAATTAAAAAGTATTATAGGACAAGAGATTAATAACTCTATGGGTTTTATGGGGGGAGCTTTATCCTCTCAAAGAAAAAAATCTTTAGAGTATTACATGGGAGAACCCTTAGGTAATGAGATTGATGGTAGATCACAAGTTATATCAACTGATGTAGCTGATACTGTTGAAACTATATTACCTAGCTTACTTAGAATTTTTACAGCATCACACCAAGTCGTTAAGTGTGAGCCAGTTAAAGCAGAAGATGTAGCACTTGCAGATCAAGCAACTAGCTATATCAATTATGTTTTTAACAAAGACAATGATGGTTTCTCAATTTTATATACTTGGTTCAAAGATGCTCTTTTAGAAAAGAATGGGATTGTCAAAGTTTATTGGGACGAATCTGAAAAGGTTGAGCAAGAAACTTATGAAAATTTAAGCAAAGAAGAATATGATGTATTGGTTGATGACAATGATGTTGAAGTTGTTGAAGAAGAATCTTTTGTAGATGAATTTGGTAAAGAAGAATTAGAAAAATTAAAAGCCTTAGCATTAGCTCAAGGTCAAGATATGGGAAACATACCAGATCCCAAATTATATAATTGTAAGATTAAAAGAACAACAAATTCTGGTAAAGTTAAAATAGAAAATATTCCACCTGAAGAATTTTTAATTCAAAGGTCTGCAAAGACTATTGAAGATGCAAATTTTGTAGCTCATAGAGTTTTAAAAACTAGATCAGATTTAATTCAAATGGGTTTTGATAAAGATGTAGTTGAAAATTTACCTACACAAAATAGTGTTACTATGAATGAGGAAAGATTAGCAAGGTATGCTGATATAGACGAAGATCCTATTGCTGATGCTCCAGATAAATCAGGATCTGAAATTGAAATTTATGAGTGCTATATTAAAGTTGATATGGACGGAGATGGTGTTAGCGAATTAAGAAAAGTTATAGTAGCTGGAAGTAATGGCAATACAATTTTAGAAAATATGTCATGCGATTTTATTCCTTTCTGCTCTTTAACTCCTATCCCAATGCCACACAGATTTTATGGTAGATCAGTTGCTGAACTTGTTGAAGATGTTCAGTTAGTTAAATCTACTGTTATGCGACAGTTATTAGATAATATGTATTTAACAAATAATAACAGAGTTGCAGTAATGGACGGAATGGTCAACCTTGATGACCTACTAACAAATAGACCTGGAGGAGTTGTAAGAACTAAACAACCACCATCTCAAGTTATGATGCCAATGCAAAATCAAACTATTTCGCAACAGGCTTTTCCATTATTAGAATATTTAGATACAGTTAGAGAATCAAGAACTGGTGTTACAAGATACTCACAAGGCTTAGATGCAGATGCTTTAAATAAAACTGCAACAGGTGTAAATACCATGATGAACCAATCTCAAATGAGAATGGAACTAATTGCTAGAGTATTTGCTGAAACAGGAATTAAAGATTTATTTAATAGAATATTTGAGCTTACAGTTAAATATCAAAGCAAAGAAAGAATGGTAGAGTTAAATAACAAGTTTGTTGCTGTTAAACCTACTGAGTGGAGAAATAAATACAACATTTCAATTACTGTTGGACTTGGAGCTGGTTCTAAAGATCAACAAATTGCTATGTTAAATAATATTTTACAAAAACAACTTCAGGCTTTCCAATTGCAAGGCAATAAAGAATACCCAATGGTTAATTTAAAAAACATTTATAATTCTTTAGCTAAAATTATTGAAGAAGCTGGACTTAAAAATGTTGAAAATTACTTTATTAATCCTGATGAGGGTATGCAGTTTGTTAAACCTAGTCCTCCACCAGAACCTACTCCAATTGAAAAAATTGAATTTAGCAGAATAGCTTCTGAGGAAAGAAGAAAACAAGCTGATCTTGAATTACAGATGAAAGAAATTAAAAGCAAAAATGCTAGAATGGTTTTGGAATTTGAAACTAAAATTAAAGAAATGGAACTTAAATATTCTACACAAATTAATAGCGAACAACTAAGAGCAGACGCAGATTTAGATAAAGTTCTTTTATCAAGTGTGAACAAGCAAGTGTTGGCAGCAAAATTATCAGCAGACAAACTATCAGAAGAAGTGGACACTATAAATAAACCACAAGAAAGTATTAAAACAAATGAACAACCTGGAACAGGACAAGCTCAACCAAGAATTGAGCCAAGCGAACAAAGCTAGTCAGCTTTTTGAAGATCCATTATTAAAAGAATCATTTGATAAATTAAGAAGTTTATATTCTACAAGTTTATTAAATACTGGTGCAAACGAAACTGAAACTAGAGAAAAACTTTGGTTAGCTTACAATGTTGTAAGTAAGGTTGAGCAAAATTTATTAGAAATTATTGATACTGGAAAACTAGCTTCTAAACAATTGGAAGATTATAGAAACCAGATTGAAAACCAAAAATTCTAGCCACTAAGGTTAGGATAAGTCAACCTCATAAGAGGAACTTAACTTACAAGGAAACATATGTCAGACAATCAAGGCAATCCATTACAAGGATCTGAAACTGATTTACAAAAAGCACAACAAGCTGTAAATGGTTTATTAAACCCACAAGAAAAAACTATTGGACAACAAGAAGCTCCAAAGGAAGAAATTCAACAAAATTCTCCTGAACCAACAAATGAGGAATCTGAAGAAGATCAACCTCAGGAACAGGAAATAAAGGAAGAAGAAACTGAGGAGGAGTCGCAAGACGAAACTGAAGAAGAAACTTCCGAAGATGTATCTCAAGACGAAGAACAGATTGATACTCAAGAGAAACTAGAAAATTCCACCTACAAGGTAAAAGTTGCAGGTCAAGAATTAGATGTTACCCTTGATGAGTTGAGAAATGGTTACTCAAGAGATGCTGATTACAGACAAAAGACGGAAGAACTTTCTCATCAGAGAAAGAACTTTCAATCTGAGTCTGAAAAGCAAAGACTAGACTACTCTCAAAAACTTAATGATTTAAATCAGAGTTTGTCACTTGCTAAACAACAGCTAAACACAGAATATGATTCTGCTGAATTAGAAAAGTTGTATGATGAAAACCCAACTGAAGCTGCAAGGATTGAGCATAAGTTAAAGAGAAAGCAACAAAAGCTGGATCTTGCTATGCAACAAACCCAATCAGAGCAAAAAAAGCAATTTGATACTTTTTTGCAAGACCAACAGAAAAAATTGGAATTAAAAATGCCAGAATTTTCTGATCCTGCAAAATCTCAAAACTTAAAAGCTGGTATGAAAAGTACATTAAATAATTATGGATTTAACGATTCAGAAGTTGCTCAAGTGTACGATCATAGAATAGTGATGTTGGTTAATGATGCTATGAAGTATAGGAATATGCAAAATTCAAAACCGAATTTAGCAAAAAAGATTCTTAAACCTAGCAAACCTTTTTCATCAGGCGTTAAGCAGACAAAATCTGAGGTAAATTTAAAAGTTAGAAAAGATAAATTTAGTCGTTTAAGAAAAACAGGGCATATTAAAGATGCTCAAGATGTTTTCTTAGACATGATAACTAACAAATAACCTCAACAACAAGGAAAAATAAATATGGGAATAATAGCAAATACGTTCCAAACTTTTCAAGCAAAAGGGAACAGAGAAGACCTATCAGATATTATTTATAATATCTCACCAACAGATACCCCACTACTGAGTGCAATTGGTAAATCAAAAGCAACTGCAACTTTGCATGAGTGGCAAACAGATGCTCTTGCACAAGCTGGAGCTAATGCACAAATAGAGGGTGATGAGATTCCTTTTTTAGCAGTTAATCCTACTAAAAGAATCAGTAACCTAACGCAGATTTCAAGAAAATCTGTTATTGTTTCTGGTACTCAGGACACAGTAAATAGTGCTGGTAGAAATAACGAACTAGCTTACCAAATCTCAAAAAGTTCAAAAGAACTTAAAAGAGATATGGAGCATGTTTTATGTGCTAACCAATCATTTAATGTTGGCGCACAAGCAACAGCAAGAACTCTTTCTGGTTTAGCTTCTTGGATTCAAACTAATGCAGTTGCTGTCGGTGCTAATGGTGCTGTTGGTGGAACTGATACTCCAGGAATACTAAGAACTAATGGTACTCAAAGAGTATTTACTGAAGCTTTACTTAAAGAAACAGTAAAACAAACTTGGGAATCTGGTGGAGATCCATCAATGATTATGTTGGGTTCTTTCAACAAACAAAAACTATCTGGTTTTACAGGTGGTTCAACTAGAATGTCACAATCTGAAGATAAAAAACTTGTTAATGCAATTGACATTTATGAGTCAGACTTTGGATCAATGACTGTTGTTCCAAATAGGTTCTCAAGAAGTAGAGATGTTTTTGTACTAGAACCTGATATGTGGGCAGTTGCTTACCTAAGAGATTTCAAACTTATTGATCTTGCAGTAACTGGTGATGCTCAGAAAAAAGCTATGTTAGCCGAATACACACTTGTTTCAAAAAATGAAGCAGCAAATGGTGCTGTATTTGATTGCACAACAGCTTAATCAAAACATTTATAGTGGGGATTAATCTCCCCACTATTACTTAATTAACAATTTTGTTTTCTTTGAAGATTTAATATCGGAACGAAGCAATACAAAAAAAGGAAAATACTATGCGAACACTAAACGATTATTTTATAACTGGTGTAATACCAAATGTATCAGCAGGATCATCAACTTTTGTTGCTATACCTGATGGTGGAAGAATAATTAAAATTATTACACACAATGCAGTCGCAACTACTGGCACATCAGCTATCTCTTTTGAAATAGGTGGAACAGCAATTGCTGGTAGTGCAATTAGTCATACAGCATCTGGATCAGCTAACAGAACTATAACTGTTGCTCCAACTGGTGCTAATAGAGTTGAAGAAGATGGTGCTGTTGAACTT